GTTGCGGTCGACCGCAACGGGTACGTTGGACATTTGGCATTTGTCGCAGGAGTTTTCTGCGCGTCCGACGTTGAATTCGACGTTCATCAATGAGTCCCCACCGTTGGATCGTGTGGTGGCGGTGACGTCGGAGCCGGACTTTGTGATCGATACGTTTTTCGATTTGAAGTGTGCTCGGCCGATGCCGTTGTTCGGCGTGCCGGGCTTGATCGATCACTTCTAATGGATCCGGTGACGTTGGGCCTGGTGTATGGTGGCGGGATTTCGAGTGCCGCCGGGTTGGCGCAGGGTCTCTTGAGCGGTGCCGGTTCGTGGGCGACGAATTACGCGAACCGGCAGCTGGTGCGGCAGCAGATGGCGTTTCAAGAGCGGATGAGCTCGACGGCCTATCAGAGGGCCGTGGGTGACGCCAGAGCGGCCGGGTTGAATCCGGCGTTGTTGTACCAGCAGGGAGGCGCTTCGGCGCCTTCTGGGGCCTCTGCGACGATGGAGAACGCCATCGGAGCTGGGGTCTCCGCGTATCAGCAGGCGCGGATGCAGGGTGAGCAGATGCGGAACCTCGAGGCGACTCGGAGGCTGACGGACGAGGAGCGCATCACGCAGTTGTCGACTCAGGATGAGCTCGCGGCGCGGGTGAGGAATTTGGATGCTCAGACGCAGCTTGCTAAGGCGGATGTTGGTTTTCGTGGTGCGCGGTCGAGTGCCGCGCAGATGGTTCGGCCGATGACGGACCTTGCAGGTCAAGGGTGGTCCGCGTTGGTGAATATGTTGCGTACCCAAGCCAGGAGGTAGAACGTGGGAACGTTTTCGCGGTCGCGTCGACCGACGGTCGATTGTTCGGTGGAACCGTCGCGGACGGTGCAGTCCGAGAAGGAAAGTTGCGACATCAATTTTATTGTGTCGCAATATCGTCGGACGGGTGTGTTGCCGCATGTGGCGGCGAGAATGCCGTCCTATGCGGATGTTTCGGAGGTGGGAGACTTCCGGGAGTTGGTGGAGCGAGTGGAAGCGACGCGGAAGTGGTTCACGAAGCTGCCAGCGAAGGTGCGGGCAGCGTTCGAGAATGATCCCGTCGCGTTGATGGACGCGATCGGGGATCCTGCGAAGCAGGAGCTCCTAAAGGAGCTGGGTCTGATCGGAGAGAAGGTTGAGGCGGCGAAGGCCGACCTCGAGGCGGCTGGGGCGCCAGCCGCGGGCACACTGTCTACTTGATGTAAGTGTGCCAGATGACACCAATTTGGTGTTCATCTGTGGGAGTGAAGAGGGGGCCCGGGTAGACCGGACCCCCTTTTCGTTTAGAGGTGCTTGAGCAAGCGGGTTGCGCGTGCCAAGTAGTCCTCCATTTCCTCGAATGAGCCCATGCTATAGGCGGAGAGGGCCATTTCGAGGAGTCCGCGGACGTTCGTGAGGATGGTGCGTTCGCGGTTTGTCATTTCTTCTTCGGTTCTCCGCGTTCTTGCAGTTCCTTTAGGCCTGCGATGAGTTTTTCCGTCTGTTCGACGGCGCGGGTTTGGCGGGCGAGTTTCGCCTCGCTTCTGTTGATCTCGAGTTGTATCTCGTGGTACGTCAGCATGACGTGTCTCCCGTTAGGGTTGGAGTGTTGGCGCCGGGACGGCGCCGTACGCGTATTGTAGTTTCTTTTATTCCATTTGTCTATGATAGCTTCAGTTGAATTCTGCGTGCGCGCGTGCGTTACGCGTGCGTGCGCGTAGGTGGTTGCTGTTGCTGTTGTTGTTGCTGTTGCTGTTGCAGTAGCGTGCCGGCGCAGGTGCGCTACGGCACGTAGGGGGTGCAGGGGGCGCACGAAGTGCCGCCCCCTGCCTAAGCCTATGGCTTGTGTTGATGTATCGGTGGGTACACCGTATGTTGTGGAGCCGGTAGGCTGGACCGCTCGAGGTAAGCGGTCCCTCACTTTTTTTTAGGAGGCGCTATGCGTCGGTCGGGTATGGGTGGTTCCCATTCGAAGAAGGTGTTTCGGAAGGGTGCACAGCGTGTGCATCCGAAGAATGTGGCCGGTCGCCCCATGAGGGGCGGTATCCGGCTGTAGTTGCCGTGTTTTCATCCGCTCCAGGCGTATCGCGTGAGTGGCGCGATTCGGTTCAAGAGTTGTGCAGGGGCGGAGCCCCTGCGTTTGCCGTGCGGCCGTTGTACGGGTTGCCGGTTAGAGCGGAGTCGGCAGTGGGCCGTGCGGTGTGTGCATGAAGCGTCACAGTGGGAGAATAATGTTTTTGTGACGCTGACGTACGACGACGAGCATCTTCCGGAGGATCAGGGTTTAGATGTCTCGGAGTTTCAGAGGTTCGCGAAGCGGTTGCGGAAGGCCCGTCCGGACGACAAGGTCCGGTATTTTCACTGTGGGGAGTATGGGGAGCGGGAGAAGCGTCCCCATTATCATGCGTTGTTGTTCAACGTGGATTTCAAGGATAAGTACGCGTGGCGGTCAGACACATTTCGCAGTGCGGAGTTAGAGCGTTTATGGCCCTTGGGTCACTCGGAGTTCGGAGGTGTGACGTTCGAGTCCGCGGCGTACGTTGCGCGTTATTCCCTAAAGAAGCTGACGGGTCAGGCAGCGATCGAGGGGTACAAGCGTTTCCACTTGAGGACGGGGGAGGAAGTGAGTGTTGCCCCGGAGTACGCTACGATGTCACACGGTGTAGGCGGTTCGTGGCTCGAGCAGTATGCGGAAGAGGTGTATCCACTTGATCGTGTTTTCAGTCGTGGTCGGGAGGCGAAGCCTCCGCGGTATTATGACAAACGCTTGGCCCAGGTGGACCCGGTGTTGGCTGCGGAGCTGCGGATTGAGCGAGCTCGGGAGTTCGATTTCGAGAATGCGACGGAGGAGCGGTTGCGGGTGCGTGAAGTGTGTGCTGAAAAGAGGTTAAACCTTTTCAAAGGGAGGTCGCTGTGAAAGTCGGGTTCCTCGTGTTGATGTCGACGTTCGACGCGAAGGTGGGGTTATTCATCCACCAGTTTTTCGTTCGGTCGACGGCGGAAGGGATGCGGGTGTTCGCCGATGAGGCGGTGCGCGATGGTTCGCAGATCGCGCTGCATCCTGAGGATTACTCGTTGTTCCGATTGGGGGAGCTGGATCAGACGAACGGTATGTTCGTGTCGGAGATGGCTCCGGTGCAGGTGGCAACGGCGTTGGAGTTGACGGCGGGGCGTGAGTTGAGGGTGGCCAATTGAGAATGCCATCGGTGATGGGCCACACCTTTTCACAGGTCCCGAGTGTTCAGATCCCGCGTTCGCAGTTCAATCGGACGCATGGGAATAAGTTCACGTTCGATGCCGGATATTTGGTGCCGGTGTTCATCGACGAGATTTTGCCGGGGGACACGTTCGATTGCCGAATGACGGCGATGACGAGGATGTTGTCCCCGCTGCAGGTTCCGATCATGGACAACATGTTCCTGGAGTCGTTTTTTTTCTTTGTTCCGAATCGGCTCGTGTGGAACAATTGGCAGAAGTTCTGCGGTGAGTTGACGGACCCGGGTGATCTGGGTACGGACTACACGATTCCGATTATGACCGCGACGACGGTCGCGGAGAGTTCGTTGGGGGATTACTTCGGTTTGCCGACGATCGGTCAGGCGGCGGGGAACTATGAGTTCAATTCGCTGCCGTTCCGGGCGTATAACCTGATCTACAACGAGTGGTTTCGCGATCAGAACCTGATCGACTCGGTTGTGGTGGATAAGGATGACGGTCCGGATGCGATCGCGGATTATGTGTTGTTGAAGCGTGGGAAGCGTCACGATTATTTCACGTCGTGTTTGCCGTGGCCTCAGAAGGGCACGGCGGTGTCGTTGCCGCTGGGTACAGCGGCGCCGGTGGCGAGTGATAACACTCGCGATACGACGGATGTGACGGTGTGGTCGACGCCGGCGACGGCCGGGTACTATGAGCTCCGTACGGATGGAGCGACGAAGTTGCAGGTGACGAGCACGGCGGGTACGTCGGCGGAGCGGTTGTATGCGGATTTGTCGCAAGCGACGGCGGCGACGATCAATCAGCTGCGTCAGGCGTTCGCTGTTCAGCGGTTGCTGGAGCGGGACGCTCGTGGTGGTTCGAGGTATACCGAGATCGTTCGTTCGCATTTCGGTGTGGTGTCTCCGGATGCTCGACTGCAGCGCCCCGAGTATCTCGGTGG